ATTGCGTCAAAAATCCGTGACAAACTGTCCGCGCATTTCTTATTTATGGCAATTGACGTGATCGGCTTGCCAGCAAACTGCATTTTAAATGGCGGGTTGACTCGAACAAGGTTAGCTTTTTCCCATTGCGCTGAAGCGCGGCCATTACGACCGCGAGGATTGCCGTAGAACGCATCGCACTGTGATTGAAGCGGCCAAGTCATCGGTCTGCCTTTTGAGAAATGAGATCTTGAATACGATCTAATTTAGAAAAAATCGCGTTAAGCGACGTATTAAACTCATCGCGCGTCACATATCGTCCGGCCACAAGCACCTCAATTGATGCGACCTTATCGACAAGCGCCTTGTCAGCCGTCTGAAGATCCTTTAATGACCCCCATATGGTGTTAAGCACCCATCCAAAAGTGACGCTCACTATCGCCGTGGCGACATTAAAAAAGAACTGATATTCGCTCATTTTCATCTCGCCATCGCGTTTACGCCCTGCGTCGCTATAGGTGCGACAATAGGAGCATATTCAACAGAAAAGGGAACTGCCGTAGGTGCGCCGCGTGTCATAGCAGCAACATTACGCGCAGCACGTCGAGCTAGTGCATTACGAACAGCGCGGCCTGTTGCACCAGCTAAAGCTGCGCCGCCCGCACCGTAAAACGCATATGGATCTTCACTAGATAAACCATAACCTCCAACAAGAGCCTGCGTTGCAAGCATACCCGGGCTACGCGAAGGAGCAAAACGACTCGCAAAATTAGCCAACGCTGATCCTTCCGAACCTTTTGCAATTCGTTTTATCATAGTCTGTTCATCAGGAGTAAACCGACGCATACGTCCTTCGTTCTTCGCTAATGTGCGAAATTGTGTTTCAATATTTTCGGCAGACCCACCTGATAAGTCAGCGCGTTCAATCAAACGCTCAATTTCTGAACTTTTGCTCATCATTTTATAGTCTTTAATACCAGACATAAGAGCGTCAGCGGCATCGCGTCCCGCCGTAGTCATGCGCGCAGCAACATTAGTATTTTTTTCATTTGTGACAAAATCATCTAGTTTGTTTGTCAAAATACCCGCCATGCGGCGCACGTCTTTTTCTTTGTCACCGCGCAAAACGCCAAGCATCTGACGCGCGTTATGCAATCGCTCAATAGTCAATGGCTGGCTGTCAAGATCTTTTAATTTGTTAACAGCTACTTTTACGTCGGCAAATTTAGAAAAGTCAGGATCATAACCTTTAAGGCTAGACTCTAAACCGCTTGAAAAAGATTGATATGCTTGTGGATCATATTGAACTCCAAGCGAAGTTGCTTTTTCAAATGCTTCCGACGCGCGTTCGCCAAGTGCTTCAGTTGATGGTGGCTTGCCAACCAAGCGTAATGCACCGCGTTGTCCTGCGGTTACAGCCGATTCAATACCTCGTTGTAACCCCGCCGCTCCATGTGCGCCAGCCAAACCGCCAACAAGACTTGTCGCTAATAGCGCGCGAGGATCTTCAATACCTATTTGTTCAGCGCGGACGGGCGCTACCGCCGCACCTGCACCGGCACCTGTTTGAACAAACGGGCGCTCGCCCATCGTCGCTAATACATTACGCATGATGCCGGGGGCTGCGCGTTTGGCTAAAACATTAGCTGCACCTGCGCCAGTTAAAGCACCGCCTGCACCTTCGACGCCTGCGGCTAATAACTCTTCAGCTTGTGTGCGAGGACGAAAAGATTGCGGCGTCAGATATTGCCGAGCGATGTCAGACGGCGTTCTAACTTGTGACATGCCGATCTTGGGGGCTGCTAGGTTGTAAAGCGTCGTCGCCAGATCAGCGACACCTAACGCTGCCGGAGCTGCAACCGCGCCGACAGGACCACCAACAAGACCGCCAAGTCCCGCCGCCGCTGCAATAGGTGCTATAGCGCCTCCAGCAACTTCAGCCGCACGCCCTACGGTTAAACCTTCAGATGGCTTTTGTGGCGCAGCTTCTAATCCAAAATGCTGAAATATTTCGGCGTCTGAATAACCAGCTTTTTTAGCTTCGGCTGTTTCAGGCATAGACATAAGGAATTGCTGGATCTCAGCATCCGAATATCCTGCCGCTTTTGCACCAGCTACATCAAACATTTTTATCTCGTATAGAAAGAAGACAATGGAGGCCGATTAGATGGCGGTGCGACGGACGCGACAGGTGCTATCGAAGCCGCGTCCTCTTCTGGCATTTTAATTTTACCAGAGCCATACCGCGATGATATATCACTAACAATTGCTCTTATTGATTCAATCGACATGGTTGGATCGCCTAGACGCTCCAACGCTGTTTTAAGTTCGAAATTCGAATCAAGTTCTTTAGATGTCTGACCAGTTGCTTCTTTAATATCTTGTAAAAGCTGTCCTCGTAGAGCGGAAATTCTATTACGTCTATCTTGAGCTTTAGACCCCAAGGCTTTTTCGGTTTCTTGACCGACAGTTGTTCCTTTAAGATACCGTCCCAATGTGCCAAGCGGATCCGCAGCCGCCGTTTGGCTGCTTATCATATCGCCAGAAGTTAATAATTGCTCATATGTCCCCATCATTTTTTCAAGAGTTTTATCAATATTTGATTGACCTTTAATTTGTTTGCGCGTGCCAACTGTTACTGGCTGCGGTGCGGATATAGGCGCCGCTTGAGCAATAGATTGTAATGGCTGTTGTGGCGCGGCCATAGCGTTAACTGGCGCTGCGCCCATCATATTAATTGGCGGCTGAATTTGTGGGCCGCCCATAAACGTAGGTGCGCCCGCCGCTGCAAAAGCAGGGACGGCGCGCGATCCTGGCATACCAGTGCCTCTAGCAATATTAGCCTCTTGCATCCGACGACCGGCATTGACGCCTTTATTGTCGTCAGCAAGACTTTCAATCGCTTTTGCTATCGCTTCTGGATTGCCAGACTGAACCGCAGGAACGATACGGCTAGGAATATTACCGTAGTTATAGGCAACAGACGTAAGTGCAGCGCGCGTATTTTCAGGCAGACGCGACCAATTTTCTTCGCCGACTTTAGCTGCGGCTTTTGGTACAAATTCAGTCTGTATGCGACGTTGAAGATCACGTTCGGCGTCTTGCTCCGTAATAGGAGCCATTCCTTTACGGACTTTTTCAATTGTCCCGTCTTCGCGTGTTACAGTATCACTGCCATACCCAACCCGTTGTGCATTTACGTCAAAATAAGGTGTTGCCCTAAATTGTTCGCGGTCTTTAATCAAATCAGTTGTTAAATCTTGGCGCGTATTTGGCATACCTTCGCCAGAAATAATAGGCGCAGGGACAAGACCTTGCGGTGTCTTTTTATATACTTCACCGCCAGCTTCCATATACTCTGGTTTGGCTTGTGCATATTGTTGTTCTGGCGTCAATAAGAATCGCTTACGTGTGTCAGCGTTCCATTTCATTTTCTGAGCGATAGCATATTCATCGGGCAACATTTCTTTATATTGACCAATTATTGCTTGATAAGCCGCGTCGTCGCCTTCTGGAATGTTTTGTAATTGCGCCTTCGCGTGCTCAAGAACTTTTGCTTTTAGTTCTTGTAACTTAACGCGCTCTTCCATTTGAGCTTTAGACGCTTCGCGCGATTCTTTATTAGCTGTAACTCCCGCAGCGCGTTCAGCCAAATCCATTTGTTGACGCAAACGCTCTTCTTGCAACTGTTGGTGTTGCAACGCCGCGCCTTGGGCGTAAGCGCCCATAAGGTTCAGATTAGGAACCTGAAATTCTGGAACTGGCTGATATTGAATAGGCATTATTATCACCCATACATAGATTTATTGTATGACGCCGGGAATGGCGAACCAAACTTACCCGCACCAAGCGCCGTAGCGCCGCCTTGAATAGCTTGACCGGCAAGTTGCGCCATTAGGTTCGTTGGTCCCATATAAGCGCTGGCGTTATTAGCACCGATGTTGGCGTAGCCTTGCCCGATGTTCTGACCAAGAGCATTATAATTATTAGCCAAGGCTGTGCCTGCGCCAGTATAAGTATTGGCTAAATTAGCGCCTGTGCCTGTATAGACATTAGCTGCGTTTGTTTTAAGGCCGCCAATACCGCCCGCTGCGGTCAAGCCAGTGCCTACTCCACCAGAAAGCATATTTATTTGATTTTGGCGGTTCTGCATAAACCGAGCATAAGCATTACTATATTCTTGACTGGCTGCGTTTTGACCATAATCCGTGATCGCTTTCATAGCCGCGCCGCTGCCAGCATTAGCCCCACCAATACCCGCACGAATACTGTTTTGAAGCGCTCCCTGACCTTGTTGCAATCGCCAAGCGTAGCTTGGGTCCATCTGAAGTTCAGCTATTGTTGGCATAGCGGTAAGCGAGCCATAACCTATGCCCGCCGCGCCGCCATTTGGTGTATTAGGCCCAAGACCCATTCCATAAGCCAAAGCATTTGCGCTTTGTGTGCCAAATTGCTGATATGGATTATAGGCATTAACGCCTTCATTAATCGCGCCTATTGCACCAGTTTGCCCGGCTTTTAACGCGTCAGTAGCCTGAGTTCGACCTTGTTCAATCGCGCGTTGAGCATCTTGAGCCGCCTGCGCTTGTGCAAGCATAGCTGCTTGAGTGCCTTGATTCTGGGCGTTGGCGGCTTTAGAAAAACCCATTTTATTTCTCTCTTGCTACGGTTCCATCCGCTTGCGGAGTGTAACCTAGTCTTTCCAGTATGTTATACATGAAATCATGGCCGTCTGTAACACGCGTATGTGTCATCCCCGTCAAGATCTCTTTCAACAAACCTTTTGTCAGCCATTTACGACGCCACTCAGGTAATATAGATACATGAGTTTCGCCATTTTTGGAATACATGGCCCCTATTATCTTATTGTCCCGTTCAATTCCTCTGACAGTCCAATCCGCTGTCGCATTAATATAATCTTCCCAAGTCATAGGTATGTGCCAATTAGTGGCTACAAACCCCACTTTTAAAGCGTCTTCGCGGTCGTCTATCAGTCGTGTTGTCATGTCTTAATAATATAAAGAACGCCATAATTCTTAGGTCTTGTTTCGGTTCCGCCGGTCGTCGATGTGTTTACTGTTAAGCCAGTAACAACAGCATTTGTCGAATATGATCCTGTAGATGGATAAGGCTTGACAGTTTCCGCAGATCCCGGCGCTTGCGAACCTTGTAAAAATGCAACTTGATGATAATGGCCTGGATCCGTAACGTTGTGAGTATGGTTCAAATATGTATCTGTCTGGCTTGCACCAACAGCGGGGCCAGTAGCTCCACTTACAACGCCATTTGATCCTGTGCCACGCAAAAACATGCCGCGAAGATCGGGCACTCTAAAGTTACCGGTGGTCTCGCCGCCTGTATTCCATGCTGACCCAATAGCAGCAAAAAGATTTGCATATGCCGTTTGAGCGTATTGCGTGCCATCGCATAATAACCAGCCAGTAGGCGCTGTTGCGCCAGCGAAAGTGGCGATCATACCTGGTGGGTTAGAGCCAACGCCGGTAATAGGCACGCTAAACGCTGCCCCAGAGCTATTAATTATTGCTCGCGTAACGCCATTTGTCTGAATTGTGAAATTACGGTCGTTAGCCACCGCAAAGAAAGAATCCGTCGCATTAGCCGATAAATCCGTATATGCCGTGCCTGTTGCGCTTGATAACTGTAACGTGCCGCCCCACATATCCAACTGTTGTGCGGGCGTCGTGGTGCCTAAACCTATATGGCCGTTTGCATCCAGATAAAACGCGCTGTTAGTTCCTTTAATAAAGTTCAACACAGG